AGATAATATAGCATAAGCAATAGACATATACATTGCTTGCTCAGCAAACTTATGTACTTTCATTTCAGAGTCAGTACCAAGACTATCACTTAAGTAATCTATAACTACAGTTTTACCAGATACACCAGAACTAAAGTGAACAAGACCTGTATTGTCATTTATATAATAAGAACCGTTATCTTGTGCGTGTTGAGGATCAATACCGTATCTCCTGCCTTCAGCTGCAAATCTAGTATCATCTTCATAATCGTCAGTTACAGTATTTGATGTATGTGCCCTGTATTTATTCCAAGAGTTAGACTCTGTGTTTAAATCTACAAATATTAGCTCTGTACCGTAAATATTAACATTTGTAACAACTAAAGGTTTACCAGGATTTATTGCTGGTTGGTTTGCAGAGTCTTTTAACTTCCACTTTTGATATGGTGGATTTGTTATATGAACTGCTAGACCTGGAAATGTTTCCGCTATAGTAATACCGTCAATAGCTGTTACTGTTGTATTGTCAGGTATACCAGGTCCAAATACGCTCATACCAACTTCTATACCACCTGGATCAGTAAAAAGATATATAATCATACCATCATTAGTAGCATTACCACCTTGGTCAACGTTAGCACCGTAGTTAACACTTTGTAAATTACTTGTTGAAACACCGCTGATAACTTTTGTAACACCTTCTATAGCATATCTAACTTCTTTTTCAAACTGAGGTAAAGGTATTTTAGAAACAAAATCATTATCAGAGGCTATTTGATTTCCAAATGAATCATATGTTCTTGTTATACCGTACTCCATATACTTGCCAAAGTATTGTTTTTCTGCAGATGGTATTTCAATAAAAGCACCGTCTACTAAAGTAACATCTGGTATATTTACTTTCCAAGTATTAGTTTCAAACTTTATATCACCATTAGTAGCTTGTTGGTAAGACACAGGATTAGATGTTTTAGAAGTAGGATATAACCTGTGTTTTATTCCAGCGCTATCAACTCTAGATATAGCTGTGTAGTGTACGTAGTCTTGCGGTAAAGGCAAGGTTAAAGAAGGTGGAACTTCTAACTCAAAAGATTTTACAGATTTTAAAGTATCAAAACTTAATTCAGCTAAAGCACGTTGCGCGTGAAAACCAATATCAGTTCTACTTACTTTACTTATAATTTTACCCTCACCAACATACGCAACTACAAATGAGTTTATAATATCTTCTAGCGAAGTAAACTGGTAGTTACCATAGTTAGCATTACCTGTTTGCTGCACGCCATCAGGACCATCATAGTATATTTTTGAATCTAACCCAAGATCAATTAAACCACCTTCAGCGGTAACTTCATCTTGTTTTTGTATAAAGCCGTCTAATAATCCCATGTGTTATGATTTTTCTTGTTGAATATTTTTATTGTCTTCTGCTACAGCTATTTGATACATAGCAGGATCTTTTATAGCTATTCCAGCTAAAGCTAATATTTTTATAATTAAGTTGTTTTCTTCAGAAGGATGTAATTGAAAATCTAAAGACTGTGTAGCATCGTACAAAGCGTTATCATTAATAACGTTGTAACCCCAATTTGCTTTTTTAGGTTTTCTTATGTAATGGCATTGCACGTTGTTAGTAAACGTAGGGTAAATTCTAAAACCTTGAGGCATGTCAACATATACAGCTCTTTTTAATGTTGGCTTTGCTAAAGGCGATAATTTAATTGCCAAATATTCTTTATGTGTAACTTGTTCTATTTCACCATAACCAGTTTCTAAACTACCTACTCTATATAACTCTTGTGGTTTTTGATAATAAGGTGATTGATAAAACAATAGTTTTATGTTTTTAAATATAGCTATTTTTTCCTCTAACAAAGTTAGCATGTCAGCGTATTCTGTATCATTACCAGGAACTCTATTAAATTGATTTATATCATAAAAATATTGCTCAAATATATCCATCTGAGCTTGGTCTGCAAATAAGTTAAACTCTTGTGGAGTTATATAACCTCTTTGCTCTTTATTAGCTATTGCTAAAACTTTTTGATATACTGTATCTATATTTACCATATTTCTTTATTGTAGTTTGCGATCGCCCCGTAGAGCGACCGCTCCTACAGTTTGATTATTTTAATTGTTTTTCTATGTTTGCATAGATTTCCATACCTTCATCAGTTTTAAACCAAGCGGCTAAAGCTGAATAAGGATGCTCATCAAATGGAACATTCATTAATTTTCTATCATTAGAACCCCATGAAAAAGTTCTTTGATCTGAAGATAATTTTATTATGTTCATTTCTGTTGCTCTAATACCAAAATTTCTAAGAACTACATTTTCGTCATTAACTAATTCTAAGAATAAAGCTGGATTTTCTTTAGCGTATAGTAGTAAATCCCTTTTAAGCTCTTTAGAGCTCATGCTTGATACTTTAGAACCAACTTCAACACGCATAACAGCTTCAGCTATATCTATGTCTAGATTTTTTGCAGAATTTAAAGCTTCTATTTCTAACTCTATAATTTCAACTTCATTAGACGCTTTTACTTCTGGTTTTAATTCTGTAAATATTGAAGAACTTTTAGGGTAGTATAAAGATAACATTTTTTGTAATATTACTTTTTCTTTAGGAACTGGTAACATACCGTTTCTAAATATGATATGAGATAATCTTTGGTCTCCTTGCATTTCATCAACAAAACAAGTTCTTTGATTTTCACAATACTTAAGCTCTCTTTCGTAACCTTTTTCTTCGTCAAAATAATAAATATTACAACTTTTTATCATTTTACTTAAAGGTTTTTTATTACCCACTAGAACATAAACTCTATCTTTTATTTCCCAAGTTGGTTTTTTAGGTTCAACTTTTACTTTTGGTTTTGGTGTTTCAACTACTGGAGTTTCAACAACAGGTACCTCTACCTCTTTTGTTTTTTGTTTTTTTGCCATAATATAATATAATATAAATTAATAAAAAGAAAGGGTCGAGGCCGAAGCCTCGATCCTTAAAATAGTTTAATGATTAGTTCATTAACATAAAGTTGTTAGCACCTTGAGTAACTAAACATCTTTCAGATAAATAGTTTACTCTCATTGCGTCTAACTCAGATGTAGCAGCTCCAACAGAACCTGTAACCCAAGTTTTCATTCTTCTATCGTCAGTTTGTGAAGCTCTATATCTAACGTGTAAGAATGGTCTTTTTAGGTTTTGACCTAATTGTTGGTCGTATACAGAAGAAACACCAGCAGGAACAATAATACCACGTATAGCGTTAGTTGTGTCCCTGTCATTAATAGCACCTCTTGTTGAAGCGTCGTTTAAGTATTTCCAGTCAGATTTGTAGAAATCGTAAGATCCACGTCTAAAACCAGAGAAACCTAAATTTAATGCCATATCTTCAGAGTTGTTAAATACACCGTAAGATGTACCACCAGCTCCGTAAGAATTCATTGAAGCTAACATATCGTCCATAGCTAAGCTAGTAGATCTGTTAACAAACATCATGTTTTCTTCAATAGCACCTTGTTTGTCAAATTCTGCTAAGATAGCGTCAAATTCAGCTAAATCAGTAGAAGCGTTAACACCAGTAACACCAGAAGTAGAATTACCTCTTGTTTTAACAGCGTCAAACAAACCTTGAGTACCACCTTGTGGTAAAGCACCTCCTAAAGTTTGAGTATCAAGAGTAGTGTCATTATCAATACTAACACCTTCAAGACAAGTCATTTCACAGTTATCAGCAAATCTAGCTCTTGTATCTCCTTCAGCTTTTAAATACCATAAGTAACCGTTTTGACCTTCTTCACCTGTAACTTCAACCCAACCTACAGAAGAAACGTCAGATCCAGAAACGTGATACATATCTCTTATAATAACTGGTTTGTTAGTAAAAGACATAAAGTCTGGCTCGTTAGCAGTAGTGTAAGGAGTATCTGAACCTTTAGCCCACTCAGAACCATACTTAAGTACAGTAACAGCAGCGCCATCAGTTACAGAAAATTCAGTAATGTGACCTTGCGTATAAGGTAAACATGTAACGTTGTCAGTGTCAACAGCTGTAACCCTACAAGGAATTGTAACCGAAGCACCAGTATTAGCCGCAACCAATACAGTATCACCAACACGTAAACCGTGTGATCCAGCAGCGTAAGTCGCGTTAGTTCCAGCGTGAGCTGTAATTGCAACAACAGAAGTTGCAACTGTAACTGTTCCTGTGTAAGATAAATGTAATCTACCTTGTTCAGACCATACTACTCTATCAGCAGTCATAGCCTCTTCAGCTCCTACTTGTGAAAGAAACCCTGAAATTGTTCTGTTACCGAACACCTCAGCTTCTTTTTCCATAAGATCTGGTAAATATTGTTGTGCCCAACCTTCAGTACTTGATGTCGTAAAATCTACATAATTCGACGCCAGTGTACTTTTGATAGGACTTGGGACCAAGTTTAATGATCCACCTGCAGTAATTGCCATAATTTTTTATTTTTAAATTAGTTTTTATTTGTTTTTAATTTTAAACTTAAAGTTAGGAGAATCATCGCCAAGCACTTTAAACTTAGGACCACTAGTATTATCGTTTGAAAACGATTGCCTAGGATTCATGCTTACGTTTTTAGCTTTAGCAACACTATCTTTCATAGCATCTGCTTTACCTTGTTCGTAAAAGTGATTAGCAATAGCATCAGAGTTCATTGCTGTAAATAAAGATTTATGATAACCTTTCGCATCTGATAATTCATTATTTTTGTTCAAAAACTTTTTGACAAAATTATTAATATCGCTTTGGTTATCTTTAACTTCATTAGCATTCTTCACGTTAAACCTATACTTCTTATCTCCGACGTTGTATTCAAAACCTTTGAATTTATCGTTAAAAACTTCTTTAGTTTTTAATTTAAAAGTGTTAGTTTGTTTTTCTGCTATTTTTTGAGTTTCTTCAGACTCTTTGTTATATCTATTAAAAAAGTTAATTGCTTTTTGTTGTTCGGTAGTTAGCCTAGAACCAGCTTTAACCTCTTCATAGTATTTAGACTTTTGCCCGTCTAGGTGGCTTTTAGCGTTGGCAACTTGCTCTTTTAACGCTATTTTTTTCTTTTTAATCTCTCTTGCTTCGTCTTCGTCTTCATCGTATGAAAATGAGTCTTCTATTAAAAAACTTATTTCATCATCTGTCAAATGAGATTTTGTTTGTTTGTAGTACTCTCTAAGAACTGTCATGTCATCATAACTAGAAAAGTCTTGATTAAGCCTTACGTAATCTTCTAGTGTACCACCAGTTTCTTCCATAAAATCTACAACTTTTTGTAAATTTTCCGGTATTGCTTTACCAGTTTCAGCAGACTCTAACATAGCTTCTTGAGCTTGTTCAGCTAAGTCTTCTACTTGCTCTTTAACCTCTTCTTCAGTAACTTCTTCTAATACTGGAGTTTCTTGTGCTTCAGCTTCCGGCTGTACTTCTTCTTGTTTTTCTGTGGACTCGGTGTTATCAAGCTCTGTAACCACTCCCTCGTCGACAGGGTTATCTTCTTTAGTTTCATCTTCTTTTGGTTTGTCTAAATTAACAACGTAATCGCCGTCTTCATTAATGTTTGGTTTTTTAGTTTCTTCAACTGGTTGTTCAGTTGCTTGTGTAGTTTCTTCAACTACGTTTTCTACGTTTTCTTCCATAATATAATATAATAATAATTAATAATTGTTATCTAGGATCAAAGCTACCTAAATCAAAACCTCCTCCTAATATATCATTACCTGCAGACTCAAAGTTTTTAGGTGGTTTATTAGTTTTTCTTTGATCAATCATCTCACTTTGTTGTGAAGCTTGAATTTTTGTTCTTTCGTCTTTACGATCTTCTTTTTCTTTTTCTCTATTTGCAAGCCCTTGAGTTTCTACACCTTTTAACTGCATGCCGTATTGAAACTCTAAGGCCATTAGCTCTTTTTTATACTCAACTTCTTGCGCTTGTTTCTGAGCATCTAATTGAGCTCTCATTTGTTCAAGCTGCATTTCTGTTTGTGCCATAGCTTGATTTTTCTGTAAATCAACCTGTGCAGCCGCTTGTGAAGACTGTTGGTTTGCTTGCGCTTGCGCTTGTATATTTTGCAACTGCTCAGCTCTATCTGTCTCTTGCTTTTGTTTTCTTCTTATTTTTAATAATTGATTAGCAAGTTTAATATTTTTTATTTCTCTAAGATCAATAGCGTCTTCAAGATTTATACTTTGCTGTTGCAATGCCATTTGAATATTATTTTCAAGCATAGCTTTTTCTTCTTCATCAGGCTGTAGCTCTATAAATATACCAAAGTCATATAAGTGCAAGTCACTTATTTCTTCTAGTGTAGCAACGTTGTGAACACCTATAGCTTGTATAAAAGCATCTTTTGTTGGTGAGTATTCTATAATATCAGATATTCTTAAAGATAAACACTCAGCTATTTCAGATGTTAAAAATAATCCAGACTGTAGTATATGTCTTGTTGCTGTGTTGCTGTTTGCTGCAGCTAACTTCTGTACTCCAACTAAAGCGTTTTTATCTGGCATACTACCATCTCTAGCTTCGTTAAGCCCGGTAGTATCTCTTATCATTTGTAAATAGTAGTTGTATGTAGCTATTAAGCTTTGCATTTTAGCACCACCATTACTAGACTGTATTTCTTGGATAGGTACTTTGCCAGGATTTAAATCACCTTCAGAAGTAAATGACCTACCTATAACAGAACCTGTTTGGAAGAACATGTTTAAAGCTTCTTGTGGGTTGTAGTTTGTACCGTTACCTAAATCTATTTCAGCTAAACCATCAGCATCTAAATAAACACCATCAGGTACCATGCGTGATAATACTTGTTGTAACTTTAAATGTGTAAGCTGTATCATGTCAGCAAAACCAGTGATACGTTGCACTAAAGATTCTATACGACCTTTGTACATACGTGGAGCAACAATAGCATAGTTCATTTTAACCTTAGTAAAATCACTTTTAGGCCTCATCATGTTTTTAGCCATCTCCCACTTCAACAACTTGTCTGTACCTAAAATCATAGCACCATCATACAAACACTCTACAGATCTTTGTAATTTGCCAAAGTTTTCTGCATCTTCAGGTGGATTAAAACTATCGTCTTTTTCTAATATTTTTTCAGCACCAGTACCAGTTTCTTTTACTTTATAAACTTCGTTCATATATGTTTTATAATTAAAATATAAAACTTGAACTTTATTACTATCCTCTTCTCTTAAATTGTAACCAGTGTTGTTGTAGTTTGCTTTGTGATAGCTTTTGTTTTTAACTATATCTTCTAACTCGCTTTGATCTAAATGTGGAAACTGTTTTACAAGCTCATTAATTGGTATCATTTTAACTTCACCAACATAGTATATGTCATCAAAGTAAGGTGAGTCAGTGTAAGAATAAACTAAATCAGCTGGGTCAACATAATCAATTACAACACCTTCAGATGTATTAAATGAAGTTTTTACAGCGCCTATACCTAAAACAGTAAGATCGTAGTAAAATTGTTTTTTAGTTAATTCATATTTGTTACCTTCAAACAAAACATTAATAGCTTGCTCTTCTGCTATTTCAATTGCTTGCTTATAAGTTATCTGCATGTGAAGCTGTAACTCTTCTTCTGTTTGTGGTAGTTTAGGTATATCACTTTCTCTAGTGTTAATACCAAATTGATCAGATGTAAAATTATCAAAGTCTTTAAGCTGCATATCGCTAATTATAGACTCCATGTAGTCAGTTCTTTCTTTAACACCGTATGGGTCTTGTGAATAAGCTTTTACATCATATGTTCTTTCTGCAATACCGTTTACAACTATATCTACAAACTTAGGTATAATAGGTACTGGTTTCCAGTCTAAATTAAGATAAGATAAATCACCGTTAATAGATAATTCATCTTTGTATTTTTGTATTGATTGTTCACCTCTAGCGTATAGTCTTAAGTTATGAAAATTATTATTATTAGTTCTATATCTATTTGAACCTCTATCAGTATGAAACCACTCAGTCTCAATAGCTTTAGCTACTTTCAAACCATAGTCATAGCTCATCTTTTCCAAATCACTTACGACTTGGCTTGGAAAATAATTATTTATAACAGACTCTGCCATATTTATTCTTTAATTAATTTAGATGTATTACCTGTGTTTTTATACTTAGCAATACTTATGTTTAGTTTCGGTTTTTCTATTTTAGCGTTTGGAGCGTACAAATGCCTGTTGTTAGCCATTATAGCTAAACCAGAGCTTATAGATGCGTCATGCTTTGTTCTTTTGTTTATATCAAACTTAGCCCAGTCGTTTAGTAATTCATTGAAATAACAACTACCAAATTGACCTTCGTTGTTCATACCTACGTGATTTTGTATATACATTTCAATTGCAGCGGCATGAGCCTGCTTTATATCTTCACTAGAGTTTGGTATACCACCTATTTCTTTTTCTGCTACAGATAACTTGTTCCATATTTTATCTGGCCTGTTCATGCTAAAACCTCTGTAACCACGTCTTCGTAAATAATACAATAGACGAGGTTTATTGTTCTCTGCAAGTAAAGGCATCCCGTAAAATACTAATGCCATTAGAACGTCTTCAAAGAATATCTCTGCGGTTTGTGGTCTTGCTAAATACTCTAAGAAAAACTGATTAGCTGGTGCGTCTTCCATACTGAACTTAGTTAAACCGTGCAAAGCACCTTTAGAACCTTTACCATCTACTGTTCCTGATATATCATAGCTATCACAACCAAAAGCACCCATGTGTTCGTTACCTGGGTATCTAACACCGTTTTTTATTACAACTTTGTTTTGTATATTTGGTGGTGGTGTCCAGCTTACTTTAAACCTACCTTTAGGATCTGGATAAAATATTACTGTTGAATCTTTAACGCCATTAACCCACTGGAAGTTACCTATTGAAACACCTAATGTTCTAGACATTTCTTCATTGTAGTCTATTTGCTCGTATAATTTTACTAAGTTAAATATACTATTTTTAGTTTCATCTCTAAATGCATGCTCAGTAGTTCTTGGAAACTGTCTGTAAAATTCGTTTAATGCATCTTGATCACCTTTTAAACCGTCAGCTTCATTTTGCCAACTGTCTATAACTCCTATATCTATTAATTCCCCATGTGGATCGAAGACTTCATGATCCGGAGTATTGAAGACTGGGCTTCCGTGCTCATCAATAAATCCTTCGTAGTTCCACTCCATTGGGATAAAAAGAGAATATAGCCCAGACGCTGTCTGTCCATTTCTGTTTCGCTTAGTAACGTCTGATGCATTATATAATTTTTTAAAGTTTTCTCCACCTTTGTCTAAAGAGTTTGATGTTGAGCCCATCATACATTTACCTATAATTCTACTACCTAATCGTAAACATGTTTTTGTAACTCGCCAGTTGTTTAATATATTATCAGGTCTTTCCCACTTACCACTTTCATCATGTACTAAAAGCTTTAATTTTTCACCGTCATAACTATTGTCACCTGTATTTTTCCAGTCTATAGTTGTATCTAATCCTTCTAAATCTTCTAGCTTTTCGTTTGTTGTAATCTTCTTTCTAGTGAACTTAGAAGCTGGAACTCTATATGCAAGCTCGGATTTTGGCCTATCCATACCGTCTTGAATAGGACTAAAAAAGAAAGGATAATTAATCGATATAGGTACAACTTTGTCAGTAAACATTTTCTTTGCATCGCTACCTGTTTTAGATAATATTCCAAACCTAGCATCACTTGATATTGTAGCTTGGTTAACTGTTTCTGCTGATGACATAAAAGAAAAACCAGACCGTCTATTTTTAAGGTAACACATACCATAACATCTTTTATCTGCTTTGCATGCTTCCCAAAATATATAGAATAGTCTGTTCGCTTCTCTGAAGTCTGGTGCACCTACATCTATCTTGCTCCACTGCAAGTACATATAGTGTGTACCTGTTATGTATGTTGCTTTACCGTTGTTGTTAAACCAAAAACCTTCATCTCTACGTTTAAACTCTTCATCTATATAATCAAACCAGTCAGCTTTCTTTTCTTCAGCATAAGCTCTCCAGTCAAATATGTTTTTAAGCCTAGCTAATTCTTTCGGGTATTCAAACTGTTTCCACTTTTTTTCTTTGTTGCTATACACACTACGCTCTTTCGGCAATGCTATCTGAAAGTTTTGTACCTCGTATATCTCACCTATCTCACCAGTCTTAGATATAACTACAAGATCGTGTTCTTTGTTGTAACCATACTTCCATTTCTTACCTTTGTTAAGGCGACTTATGGTCGTTTTTTTTATAGGTTCTACTATTTGTAGTAAATTCTGCTCGTACATTACTTAGATCTACCTTCTGCAAAACCTTTAAATACTTTAACCTCGGTTTTAGTTTCTTTACCTTCTAGTATGTTCTCTTCCTCTTGTATTCTATTCAATATTTCAAACGCATCAAATATAGCTAGTTTCTTTGTTGCTGCAGCATTTTTTAATCTGTCAGCAGATATATCATCGTCAGAATCTACAATAGCTTCTTTGGCAACTTTAATCAGTTCTTCAACTGCTTTATGCCCAGCTTGGATTATATTCTTCTTCGTCTCCTTGATATTCATATTTGATTGTAATAAAATTTGATAGTAGTCTATATAGTTTCTGGCCGTCTATAATAAACTCATATTCTGAGCTTGGCCTAAAACCTATTAAATCGCCTTTGTTAACTGTACCATCAGTATGTTTTACAATACCAACTAAAGGCTTTTCTTTATCTACACTGTATTTGTCTGTAGATTTTACTGGCGCTACAAAACAATATCCTTTTTGTGCTTGCCATTCAGTATTTTTGTATAAGAATATTTGATCTGGTTGTACTAAGTATGTTTCTTCATCAATATAACCTCTACTATTCTTTTCTATACCGTGCTGGTTGTGCCACCTTCTAAATACATTGTGGTGTACTATAACCTTATCACCAATTTTTATATCTGTATCACCAACTGTAGGTATTGCTTTTACTATAGCTTCTCTACTAACGTACTGGTGGTTGAATATCTCTGTATTAACTATCAGTTCTTTACCTCCTATATCTTTTGTATTGTTGTATCTTGATTTCACTGGTGTTACAACAAAGTTGTAAACCGACTTCATTAATACTGCAGGTTATATTCTACAGATACAGCCATATTTTTGTTAAAGTCTTTCCAAGGCAAAACATCTTTACCTTTTCTAATATACACGCTGTACTTATTTTCTTCTTCTAAAATGTCACATATAGTATGACCACCATACACTTCTTGCCCAACGGCATAGTGCATGGCGTCATTCTTATAATCTTTTCCGATACTAATCTTCCGTATTAGCTTCGACATCTTCTACTTCTGTTATAGTACCGTCTTGTATATTAACGTTTACTTTACCATACTGTTCTTCAAGCTCTGCTTGAAACTTTGAAAGATCTTCTCTCATTTTAGATAAATCGTGAAGTACAATATGTTTTTGAGTTTCGATCTGTCCAACTCTAGTAGTTGCACCGTTCATTGCTCCTACAATTTCTTGTAGTGTTTTTAGTTGTTCGTCAGTTACTTTTAAGTCTTCTGTTTTTTTTGCCATTTTATTTAATTTAAGTTAATTTAATTTATAGAGATAACGCCTCTATTTGCGTTTTTTGTTCAGCTGATAATTCAGCTACAAAAGCTGGGATAGCCATTTTAATTCTTAAATGACCTTCGTTTCTATGAAGCGTATCAGCATCGTAGTTTTCTTCAGTTCTATCGTCTACCGCAATAGCTCTCATAGCTACTACAATATCGTAAGAGTTAAAAGCTGGAGCTACATCTGCTGCGTAGTCTCTATCATCTACTACTTCAGGAGTTTCTTCTGCCATAATTGTTTATTTATTTATTGTTTATTTGTTATTATATAATTACTTGTTTTCCAGCTGTTTTACTACTATGATGTTGCAAACGGAGAAGCTACGTCACCTGTATGAAGAATAGCACCTTCAACAGACCAATAATCCCAAAGCATATTTGATATTTTAATTCTAGAACCTCTTATACCTGTTGTTGTTCCATTCATTGAAACTGCAGAAAAATTATCACCAGCCAAACCAGACACAGAAACTTGAGTATCACTAGTGTCGGTATCTATCATGTCAATAACGCCGTATAGTTTTTCATTAGTTGTATCTGTAAGTACTATTTTGTGAGCACCAGATGTAGCTGTCACTGCTACAAAGAACTCGTAAACAGCACCCGCTTGAACACCACTAGCAGAATCTGGTAGTGTTATAGTGTTTCCACTAGCATCATTAAATACATATAAAGTGCCAGATCTTACGTCAGCAGCGGCGATATCACCAGTTACGTATACAACTGGTTTTCTTAACCCATGAACCAAAGCGTTTGTTGTATTCGTTGTACCAATCACTGTTTCATTATTAACACCTACAGCAGAAGCTGCAGCGTTATAACCTATTATAATATTGTTACTTCCAGTTGTAAGAGCGTCACCGGCTTGACTACCTATTAGAGTGTTTTGAGCT